GGTGGATGCGGCGAAAACGGCGGGGGCAGATGCGGTCAAGTTCCAGTTGTACTATCCCGACAAGACCATAAGCAAGTTCTGCCCGCAAGCCGAGTATGCACAACGTGCTGGAATGGGTGGCGAGTCGCACAAGGACATGACGGAAAGGCTGATGTTTGAAGATTTTGAATATGCAGACTTGGCAGAGTATTGTCGCAGGGCGGGCATAGAATTCTTGTGTACGGGATTTGATGAGGCGGCGATTGATACGCTATATTTTATCAGGGTGCGCGCCCTCAAGATTCCATCGGGAGAAATAAACAATCTCGACTACTTGCGCCATGCTGCAAGTTATGGCTTGCCCATCATTCTATCAACGGGCATGTCGGATATGCACGAGGTAGGTTTTGCAGTAGTGGCCATTGAATCAAGAGATAACTATGATATTGCTTTGTTGCATTGTGTCAGCAGCTATCCTGCCGCGCCAGAAGATTGTAACTTACGCGCTATGGAAACAATGCGCAAGACGTTCGGTTTTCCTGTGGGATTCAGCGACCACACTGAGGGAATCGCCATTGCATTGGAAGCGGTTGCGCTTGGCGCGTGTATCATAGAGAAGCATTTCACGCTCGACAAGTCGCTGCCTGGGCCTGACCATCAAGTGTCTTGCAATCCAGACGAGTTTGCGACTCTCGTAGAAGGGATACGAAAGGTGGAAAAGTCGCTGGGTGATGGGCGCAAGCGCATGATGGAAAGCGAGCGCAACACGCGAGACGTGGCGCGCAAGTCAGTGGTAGCGGCGCGGGATATTCGGGAGGGGGAAATCTTTACACACAACAACTTGACCGTGAAGCGACCGGGCACGGGCATGCCGCCGACAGAACTATCTTTGGTGCTGAACAGACGAGCCGCCAAGCGAATTGGGGAAGATGAATTGATAACCTGGGAGATGATAGCATAATGGCAGGACTCGGAGATGTCTCTATCACGTTTGATATCGAGCCAGTGGTCAAACTTTTATGCTTTGCTACTAATTGCAGATTCAATGCGATGAATTTTGTTCCGCCACGGGACAAGGGCATAACGTGTGAACTAAAACATATCGAGATAAATAGTCACAATGCCTGTAATATGTACGAAAGGCGCAAATGCGACGAGTCGGCGTAATCACCCAATCCCGCAGCGAATACGCCATACTGCGCTCGGTACTCAAGCGCATCTCTGCTGATGCTGAACTGCAACTTGTGCTCTATGTCGGCGGCGCGCACCTATCGCCTGACCTTGGCAACACCGTACTAGAGATTGAGTATCCGATTGCGGAGCGCGTTGAATGCTTGATGTCCAGCGATTCACCTGAAGGAATTGCTAAGAGTATCGGACTGACGACACTGAGCTTTGCTCAGGCGTTCGCGCACAACAAGCCTGACATTCTGCTGGTGACGGGTGACAGATACGAGATGTTTGCAGCGGCAGCGGCGGCGGTCCCATTCTGCATTCCGCTGGCGCACCTGGACGGCGGGGCGTTGACTTATGGCGCGATTGACGAACAGTGGCGACACGCAATGACGAAACTATCACACTTGCATTTCTGCTATACCGAAGAAAACGCTCGCCGCGTCCGGCAGATGGGCGAGGAAGCATGGCGCGTCATTGTGACGGGTGATCCCGCGCTGGATAGGTTGGCGGTATTCGTGCCGTGGGCGTTGACCGAATTAGAACGGGCTGGCGTTTACGTGACGCCTGATCATTTGTTGGTTGTGTTCCATTCGCCAACCCATGAGTACGAGCGCACGGCAGAGTATACCGATAATTTGCTTATCGCACTCAGAAGGGCGGGACAGCCCGTTATCTTTATTATGCCAAACGCAGATACGGCAGGGCGCGTCATCGTCAAGAAGATGCGGCACTTTGCGACTACGCATACCTGGGTGCAATGCCACACGAACTTGTGGCCCGATGTGTTCCATTCGCTGATGTTCTATTGCATGGCGATGGTAGGTAATTCGTCGGCGGGCCTGCAAGAGGCGGCGACGTTTCACTTGCCCGTTGTGAATATCGGCAACAGGCAGGCGGGCAGGATGCGACCTGACAATGTGATTGATGTGGATAACTCGGTAGATAGTATCGTCAACGGGATTGAGTTGGCAATGGAAGCAAAGATAACCAACAGGTTCGCCAAGCTGATGAATCCCTACGGCGACGGTCACGCAGCCGAACGCATTGTAGACAGATTGAAAGCGGTGCCGATTGACTCCGCGTTATTGTTGAAAAGGTGGGCGGCATGAATCTGCATTTAGTCAGGAAACACACGGCGCACAAAAAGAGCATAGGTAATCTTACTGAGGAACAAATAGTTGCGCGAGCGGCTCAACGCGCAATAAAGCATGGCAGGAATGACTTTGAATGTAGAGGGGAACTTTATATCATAAAAGATGGAAAGCATTTTCCGTGGTGGAAGCAATAGGCAATGAGAATCCCTGGACATGATGACCCGCGCACATTATATCAGACCGACGCCCTGTACCATTGGCAACGCGGCGAATACTTCCCGCCCGTCACAGTCGAGGTCAGTCCGACGCATGATTGTATTCAGGCCTGCCGATACTGCTACTCTAAGAATATGATGAGCAGGCAAGAGTCATTGCGCGACGATGTTTTGATTGGCGTGTTTCCACAAATGGCAGAGGCGGGTGTCAAGGCCGTCTTTGTGCAAGGGACCGGCGAGCCATTGTTGCATAAGGCGCTTCCCCAGGCCGTAACGGAGGGTATCAAGGCCGGGTTATCTATCGGGTTAACTACGAGCGGCGTTCTACTGACCAAGAAACTACAGGACGCATTATTGCCCTTGCTTCTCTATGTGCGCTTTAGCGTGATAGATTGTGACCCCAACCGATACGCCTACTTGCACGGATGCGGGAAGGCGCAAGGGCTGCAATTGATTGAGAATATCAGGGACGCAGTTGCATTGCGGAAAGAACTTGATCTACCTGTATCGTTTCTTGCATCCGTCTATGTTGAGCCGGACAACTTTGACCATGTTATTGAGATTGTAAAATTCTACAAAGACTTGGGACTTGACCGCATCTCAGTGCAAGAGGCGACCTATCTCAATCATTCGCCCGCTGGTCCCATGCCACACACATCAACATTGTATTCAGACGGAGCTATACAAGACCTGCGCTCTGGACTGTTGCAACTCTGCGACGATGACTTTACCGTTCGGGTCCACTTCCCTATCAATGACGCGGACTACTGTTCTGGAGAATGGAAGCCGGGATATTGTCAGGGGATCAAGTTCGGGACGCTGATCGGCTCAGACGGCGAGGTTTATCCGTGCTGGCGCGCGTGGGGCAATAAGGCGCTGAGTTATGGAAGCCTATATAAGCAGACCTTTGAGCAAATCTGGCACGGCGACAGGCGCAGGCAAATCGAGCGCCACATTCTGACCATTCCATCGGACGGCGATGAGTGTAAGGCGTGCAACGCCACGACGACTAACGCGATTCTATGGCGAATGACCAACGCTACGGCGTGGAAGGATTTCTTGATATGATTTACGTCAGGCAATGCGCTGGCTCGACCCATTGCGCCTATCATTTCACGCATCAGTGGGATGGACACGTATTCACCGACGCCGAAATCTTTACAGGCGATGTCTGCCCTATCTTGTGGCATACACTCTACCCCTATTTCTTGGGCGCACTATTCGGGGCACGGTATAAATACAATAGGCGGGGCGATTGTCAAGTCTGTTGTCCCGCCGAGTTCGGCATTGATGTGCTGGTGAAGGTGCGGCCCAATGATGGCAAGTTCCCGGCAGAAGTGCAATCCAATTGGCGCAATGTGATATACGCCGAGGTCGTCAAGGTCAACGGCGTGTGCGACTACGGGCATATCGTGGGGCAGCGATTCGTGTTCCCGACCTGCAAGGCGATGATTCGTCGGTACGCTTGCCCTGCCGGGATTTATAACCTATTCCCATTCCTGAAGATTGCACGGCTCAAGTGCATCAACATGGCTCGATTGCGCTGCCCGGATTGGGAAGAGAATGTTTATTACTCTTTGGAGAGAGTATGACCACACGACCCTGCCCGATTTGTGATAGCAAAGACGCCGACGCATTGCGCCGTTTTGATTTTGTGCTGCCTGATGACTACCCGCTGCCCGATCATTACGCCGTTGTCGCGTGCAATCGGTGCGGCATGGTGTACGCCGACACGGAGGCGACACAGGCAAACTATGACCAGTTTTACCGAGACTTTAACAAGTACGCAACACGCTATGAAGGGCGCGTTGAGTACTTGTGGGCAAGTTCGGCAGAGCGCATCAAGAAGCATGTGCGGTATGACGCGCGGATCCTCGACGTTGGGTGCGCCAATGGCGAATTACTGACTATACTTGCAAGGCGCGGATACACTAGATTGACCGGCATTGACCCATCGGCAGAATGCGCCGCTCGTGGAATCAGCATCATGGTTGGTACGCTATCGAATCTTCCTGCCGGCCTTGGCGTGTTCGATTGCGTCATCCTGACACACGTCCTTGAGCATGTCTGTGACGTGTACGGCGCAATGAAAACTGTCAAGCGACTGCTCAAGCCGCAGGGTATTGTATATGTTGAAGTGCCTGACGCTGGGAACCAATACTCTACACAGTACAACGGGCCGTACCAGGAGATCAACACCGAACACATCAACTGTTTCTCGGAACAGTGCTTACGCAATTTGGCAAGCGTCCACAGCATGAAAACCATCAGCGCGGGGACGGCAATATCTGACAGGTTTCCTATCACTTATCTCGTGGCCGATGCCAGCAGCCCCGTCCCGATGAAGCGCGACAATGAATTGAGGCGCAAGATCAGCGCATACCTGGATGAATCCGAGCAGATGATGCAAGCCTATCAGGAGAACTTGCGCGCCGACTTGGGCGCCGCTCGCAGCGTCATCGTATGGGGCGCGGGCGAACTGGCAATGAAGATGCTGCGCCTGCCGCCGCTGTGCGAAGTGAAAATCAAGACGATTGTGGATGGCAACCCAGCAAAGACAGGGCGCAAGATGGGCAGCGTTTCTGTGGTGGGGCCGGATGCGCTCAAGAGCAGCACGACACCGATTGTGATTACGAGCGTCATCCACGCCGACAGTATCAAGTGCGCGATTGAGAAGGCGGGATTGACGAATCCGGTTGTGGAGTTGCGGTTGTGAAAGCCTTGCTCGTCGGCATCGCCGGTACATCACGTGACATCTTGCTTGCGCCGTATGTGCTCAAAGCCTATGCCGACGCAAATCTATCAAGGGCGGTAGAGATTGAGGTATTGCATTACCCGCACATTCTGCCATCAAAACTTGATGAGCGATGTGCGGCGATTGTGGCTGATATTATTCAGGCTGCGCCCGACGTGGTAGGCTTCTCTGTCTACTGCTGGAACTATGATGCCGTGATGCAAATAGCGGAGCGAGTCAAACGAGAAATGCCACGCATTCAAATTTTGATGGGTGGGCCTGAGATTGCCCAGCGCGATATTGACAAGGGCAGATTTGCACAAGTCCCCGCCGATTATCTCATTGCGGGCGAGGGAGAATTGCCGTTTGCGAATTTATTGGATGCTCTTGCGAATGGTCGTATACCGAAAATTCAAACCGATACATTAGTATCATTGCGCGGAATCCCGTCGCCCTATCTGACCGGCATAATACCTGATGCGCTTTTGAAGCACCCTGGAATCTGTGCGAATATAGAAACGCTGCGCGGGTGCAATTCAAAGTGCGCCTATTGCCAATATTATTCTGTGTTTCCATCTATCCGGCCCCGTGATTCAATAGTCGTGCTGGACGAAATGGAATACGCCTATCAGCGCGGGGTGCGTCATTTCAGATTCACAGATGCCAATTTCTCGTCCCGGCGCGAGCGAGCCGAAGAAATCATGCAGGCGCTTATCAAGCGCGAGATTCACGCCTCGCTGCTATTTGAGTCAATCCCGTTCTTTATTACGCCGGCCATGTCGGACTTGATACATGAATACCAGCACCTATCACCCAACAACAAAGTAACAGTCGGCATCGGCCTGCAGACGATCAATGCCAAATCGCTCAAGGCCGTTCGGCGCTGTATGCCGATCAAGCATTTTACGCGGGCGTTTGACTTACTACAGAAGGCGGAAGCAATCGTCAAGACTGATATTATTTTGGGCCTGCCGCATGAGACACTAGAATCCTACATGCAACTCATGGACTACATCGGGGAAGTAATGCGCAACGGGCACAACTCGCTTGCCATTTCCATTCTGCGCATCCTGCCTAACTCTGACCTTGAGCAAATGGCAAATGAACTCGGCATCGTCGTGGCGCGGGGCAGTGAGCATTTTGTATACGAGACGCCGACCATGCCGCGCAAAGATATGGTATTTTGCGAATGGGTAAGCGCGGCAGCAACAAAAGTGTTTAGTACACTAGACAATTCTGGCAAGTTATCGCTACGAAATACCTACTTTGAGACAAAAAACAGAATGGGGTATAGCCATTCAAAAATGCTATGGATGCTTGCGCTATTCATTGCCGCGCGAGTCAGTACAGATTTCGTAGATGATGCTGAGCATTTCTGGTATTTTGACTTGCCGCAACAGATACCCGACGAAGCGATAGAAAGCGAGTTGCGCAGATGGTAAAACTGAGTGACTACATAGCTGATTACATCGCCTCTCTTGGCGTGCGCCATGTATTCACATTGGCGGGCGGCTTCTCAATGCACCTGAATGACAGCATCGCGCATCATCCAAAGCTGACGCCTGTCTATATGTTACACGAGGCAGGCGCGGCGATTGCAGCGGAAGCCTACGCCAAAGCAAGCGGCGGGATTGGCGTCTGCGTAGTGACGGCGGGGCCGGGATGCATGAATGCATTGACGGGCGTGGCATCGGCGTGGCTGGATAGCACGCCGCTGCTGGTTATCAGCGGGGATGCAAGGACACCGCATCTGCAAGAGCGTAACAGGTTTGGATTGCGGCAGGGCGGGCCGCAAGATATTGACCACATGCAGATGGTGCACCCGATTACAAAATTTTCATATCGTTCCGATGCTTTATTTGATAATGAAGTGTTATACTGGTCAATTGAATGGGCAATGAGAGGGAGGCGTGGGCCAATGTGGTTGAATGTACCGCTTGATATTCAGGCGATACAGATTGAGCCAGGGCGACTATGGCCCACTCACAAATTGTATCATTTGCCTGATATGACCAAAGTTATCACGATGCTGGAACAATCTAAGCGTCCTGTCGTTCTAGCGGGCGCGGGCGTCTTGAACTATCGCGCTGACTTTGGAAAATTGGTAGATGCGCTAGGCGTGCCGGTGCTGACGACATGGCCCGCAAAGGACATGCTCGACTACAATCACCCGTTATTCATTGGTCATCCCGGTATAGTAGCGGCGCGCGGCGCGAACTTTGTGCTACAGAATGCCGACTTGATTCTTGCGATTGGGGCGCGGCTGGATGCACAGACTATCGGATTCGAGCGTGATCTGTTTGCGCCCAATGCCAAGAAGATCATGGTAGACATTGATCGAGCCGAGATTGTCAAGCTGGGCAGCATGATTGACCTGCCTATCTGCGCCGACGCGGGCGACTTCATACTCGTGCTACTGGCAGCGGGCTATGAGTGCTTGCGCCCTGAGTGGTATGCTTATTGCCAAGATTGGAAAGACCGCTATCCGTTCACTGGTGATTCCCTGACGTATGAGGTTATAGATTTGCTGTCCGAGTTATCCACGCCCGATAATGTCTTTGTTGTGTCGCCGTCCTGCATGGGCGGCGCAATCTTCATGGCTGGCTTCCGCCAGAAGGTGGGGCAGCGCATCATCTCGTCGTATGGGCTGGGTCCGATGGGATGGGCGACGCCGGCGGCGGTGGGTGCTGCGCTGGCGACGGGCAAGCGGGTGACGGTGATTGATGGCGATGGTTCATTTGTGCAAAATACACAAGAGTTGGAAGTCGTGCGTCGGCTCGATTTGCCTATCCGGTTCTTGGTATTCAATAACGGCGGCTATGCCAGTATACGCAATTCACAAAACAAGGCATTTGGACGATTGTCGGGGGCAGATTACATGAGTGGATTGACATTACCAAATATTGAATGGATAGGACAATCCTACAATATTAAACGTGGACAATTCTTTTTTTCCGGTGTAGACCGCCTTCGGCATTATTGGTGGGATTTATCTGGCCCAGCTATTTGTAGAATTTCTGCACCACCCGATGAAGTCCTTGCGCCTCGTGTCCAGTCTGAGATGTTGCCCGATGGGACATGGCGCAGTGGACGACTTGATGATATGTACCCATTCTTGCCGCGTGATGAGTATGCAGAGAATATGCAATGCCTGACGTAGTTACTCTTGCCGAGCAATTCAGCGCCGCGCTTTTTAAACGAGATGCCGCCGCGCTCAGTCGCATCAGCGAGGCGTATGCTCAAATATATAATAGTCTAGAGGACAAAATTGACGCGCTGACTTTGGAAATTGGCGAGCAAGCGCCAACGCCGGGACAGGTCGCAAGAATGGCGCGGTTCAAGTCATTGCTTAAGCAGACAAGCGAACAATTGACAGACTTTCAGGGCTATCTCAAGACGGAAATCAAAGCGCAATCACTTGACGCCATTAGCCTAGGTGTGGATCATGCGGCAAAGCTCGTGGGCGCAGCGGCAACGGGTGACGCAGTTGTGCTGGCTGGATTCAACCATCTGTCCAAAGGCGCGATTGAGAAGCTACTTGGATTCCTTGATCCGACGGGGCCGCTGTATGCACGGATCAACTCGCTTGCGCCAACCACCTCCGACCTGGTGCGCCAGAAGATTATCGAAGGCGTTGGGCTAGGCTACAATCCGCGCAAGATTGCAGCGCAGATACAAAACGCATTCGGGCAAGGATTGACCGATGCGCTGCGCACGACAAGGACAGTACAACTATACTCATATCGAGAGGCGAAGCGGGCGACATATGTGGCAAATAGCGATATTGTCTCTGGCTGGTATTGGTTTGCACACTTGGGCGATAATCGTGTCTGCATGTCTTGTGTTGCTATGCACGGCACATGGCATAGCAATGAAGAAACGCTAGACGATCATTATAACGGCCGCTGTGACGCAATCCCTGCCGTTGTCGGATTCGACAATCCGATTGAGCAGAATGGCGAGGCGTGGTTTAATCAACTGGACGAAAGCCAGCAGCGCAGCATGATGGGGACGCAATATTATCAAGCCTGGAAGGACGGCGCATTCACAATTGGCGACTTGTCGAGACAAAAGCCCGACGACGTTTATGGACAAATGCGCAGTGTTGCGCCGCTGTATGATTTGCTGGGAGCGGAGCCGCCAATAAGGACAAAGTGATATGCCACTCAAGAGAGGACGAAGCAAGAAGGCGATCCAATCTAATATTGCCACCGAGATTCGACACGGCAAGAATCCAAAGCAGGCAGTAGCGATTGCCTATTCTATTGCGGGCAAGAGCCGCAAGAGAAAAGGACGCAAGAGGTGATCTATGCCATTTGTTAATACCGCGTGGACCAGTCCAGAAGCAGACCTATCAGCAGATGATTACTGCGCCGTCTGCCTAATAGACGAAAATGAGGGCGAAGAAAAAGTCAAGGGACTGTGCAAGTTGCCGGTGCGTGCAACACCTAATGGACCGTACAACGTCAACGCCATTTATGCCGCTGCTGGCGCACACGGTATTCTAGGTGTCAAGGCGTCACCAGATGCCAAGCGCAAGGCGGCTAAGAAAATCGTCAATCTGTATGGCGAGATGAAAGAGGAAGCACCGGAAGGCGTCAAGCGCATTGCGGGAGCGCGGTGACTGAACGGCAAGATCCCTATACCACCACAACGGGCGGTGTATCTGTTCGCATTGTGGCGAGTGAAACAGTAGCCATATCGTGCGAGTTTCTAATGAAACAGCGCGAGGCGCTATTGATGCAGGTTGACGCCATAGAACGAGTGCTGTGCATATCGCCGCGCACGGGCGAATTGCGCCACCAATATCGTACTATTGACAAAAGGCCGGAACAGGCGCATAATAGTAATATAGTAACTTAGTAGAATACAACTAAATACAGGCAGTCCAACCGGAACGCCGCAATTGTTTGGTAGCCCTTTGGGAGCGCCGCAATTACGGCGTTTTTTATTTGCCAAATGGAGGCACAGAAATGTCAGAACAAACAACGACGAACGTAGCCGAGCCGGTTGCGCCCGTCACGGTCATAGCCGAGCCGGTTGTGAGTGAGCCAATTTCGCAAGTGGCCCCAATCCAGACTGAGACGGTTGAGGATTTGCGGGCACAACTTGCGAAAGTGGAGAAGGCACTGAAAGAGGCGAATAAAGAGGACGCGGCCCGACGCAAGAAGCTATCCGACTTTGAGAAGGCGGAGCAGGAACGCCAACAGGCGGCTATGTCTGAGATGGACAAACTCAAGGCACAGCTTGCCGAGCGCGACAAGGCGGTATCTGAGGCACAGGCAGCGCATGAGCGCGCAATGGCCGAAACCGCACAGATGCGCGTGCGTTCTGCCATCGTCGCACAGGCGGCGGTGCTGGGCTTCCAGAATCCAGACGATGCCTATAGCCTCGTTGACTTGGCAACCGTGACGGTTGCCGATGGCGACGTGAAGGGTATCACGGAATCTCTGGCGGCACTCGCCAAAGCGAAGCCCTATCTTCTCAAGGGCAAGGCCGCGCCTCCGCAAGTCGCCCCTACAAATCCTGGCACAAACGCCAGTAACGGAATGACAGACGACCAACTGCGCGAGATGGTATTTGGCTCTCCGAATCGCAACTTCTTCACAGCGGAGACGGCCAAGAGACACGGCGGGGGGGTCGTCTTTGTCAACAAACCATGAGGTGAAATATGGCAATCCTGAATCTTGAGAGTGACATCTCCTCATTTGTCAATACGATTTATGAGGCGGCGTTACTCGTGACGCGGGAGAACAACCTGATGGCCGCGCTCGTCACGCAGTTTGGTGACAAGCAGGGGCTTGCGGTTCGCTCTAACCAACAGTACGGCGGGGCAACCGTCCGTACCATCGGAGAGGATGACGACCTGGTGGGGCAGGCATTCACTCCTTCCGCTATCGCCACGCTAACCCCAACCGAGAAGGGCGCGCAATATGTCCTGACGGACAGCCGCATCGAAACCGACCCGTTCAACGTACGGGCCGATGCCTCGCTCGACCTCGGCCAAGCAATGGCGTCAAAGATGGAAACTGACTTATTGGCGGAATTCGCCAGCCTAACAGCGGGTACTCTTGGTACATCGGGAAGTGTGATCACTTGGAGTTACTTCTACAGTATGCTCTCGGTGTTGCGCGATGCGAAAGCACCGCTGCCGTATGCATTCGTCTGCCACCCGTTCCAATGGGGAATCCTGGGCAAGGCTTCCGCGCCCGGTGCGACAGTGACGAACGCCCCTCAGTTCCAAGATGCAATCACTAAGAATTTCTATGTCGGCTCGGTTAGCGGCGTGGAAATCTATACCAGCGCGAACATTGATAACAGCACCGCTGCGGCTACCTACTGCGCCATGTTCTCAAAGCCAGCTATCGCGCTGGATGTTCGCCGTGCTCCCCGCCTTGAAGTGGAACGCGATGCTTCACGGCGCGCCTGGGAGTTGAACTTCACAACGGTTTATGCTGCGGGTGTTTGGCGGCCCGCGTTTGGCGTGTGCGGAATCTTCGACGCCACGACTCCGACGACCTAAGGGGGTGATGAAATGAGTAGCTATGCAGATGTTCATAATGTCGTCTTTCCCGTTTGGTCTTGCAATGGCGGGACTCTCGCTCAGAACTCATCCATCAACCTCGGAACGGAAGTCTTCTTCGCGCTGAAAGCGCCAACAGCCGTGAACGGCGGCGGGATTACTGTCCTGTCGGCCTTCGCTTGCACTAACCTGGCGATGGCGGCGGGTTCATCTCCGCTGATCCGCCTGTTGCGGTACTCTAGCTCTGGCACGCCTGCGGTGGAAGGAACTATCGCTGCGGCTGTAGGCGGCTCTGGCGCCGCGTGGGCAGCTGGTGTTCCGCAGACATTCACGATTGCAGATGCCTTCGTGGATGCGGGCGAATACGTGGCAATCGAGTTGGCGGGTACTGCGAATACTTTCAACGCGGGTACAAGCAATTCCAGTTTGTATGTCAACATCCAGTATGCGATGGGCTACTAGACATGATTCGCGCGGCCTTGCGCCGCTTGATGCGCTGGGCTAGGGAGCACCCGAAAAGCCGACCCCCTCCCGGCCTGCCCAGCGCAGCGGAGGGGACAACACTTGAGGGGAGTGTCAAATGAGAATCAATATACTCGCTAATGCGCCCTGGACCCGTACGGGCTACGGGGTGCAAACTGCGCTCTTTGCACCGCGCATCAAGGCGCTCGGACATGCGGTGTCAATCACGGCCTACTACGGACTTGAGGGTGCGGTGTTGACATGGAACGATATGCCCGTCTTTCCGAAAGCCTATGATGCCTATGCCAATGACATTATGAGCGCCAATGCCAAAGCATTCAACTCTGACATCATGCTCACGAACATGGATACTTGGGTCATCCAGCCAGAGCGCATGATTCACGGCATACCCTGGGTGGCCTGGATGCCGGTTGACCATGAGCCATTGCCCGATGTCATCAAGGATAAAGTTGCCAAATGCTTTGCAAGAATTGTCTACACCCGGTTCGCAGAGCAAATGCTCAAAGACGCTGGCCTGGATTGCTACTTTGTGCCGATGGGCGTGGATACGAAAGTCTATAAGCCGAAGCCGAGAGATGAGGCGCGAACGATTCTAGGCGCGAAACTGGAAACTTTCATTGTCGGCATTGTGGCAATGAATAAGGGGCAACCGTCGCGCAAGGCATTCGAGGTACAGTTGCGTGCCTTTGCACAGTTCCATGAGAAGCATCCTGATACCGGCATGTATATGCACACGCAATCGGGCAACGATATGGGCGGCGTGGACTTGCGCAAGCTCGTGCAACGGCTAGGGATTGCGGATTGTGTGCAATTCTGCGACCAGTACCAAAACATCCTCGGATTCAATGACGATTACATGGTGAATGCCTATAACGCGATGGACGTGCTGCTATCTGTCACGATGGGCGAGGGATTCTGCGTGCCGTTGATTGAGGCGCAGGCGTGCGGTACGCCCGTCATCGCGGGCGACTGGACATCAACGGGTGAATTAGTCTTTAGTGGCTGGAAGATTCCAAAGAAGGGCGGATCCGATGCGTGGTATTCGCCATTGGAATCCTATCAGTTTGAGCCGCGCGTCGGGCCGATTGTCGAGATGCTAGAACTCGCCTATAAGCACGCGCGCGACGAGCATTACGAAACCGAGGCGGTAGCGGGTGTTGCGCCCTATGACGTGGACTATATCACAGAGACTTACTGGAAACCCGTGCTGGCTGACATTGAACGCAAACTCAAGGCGCTGGGGTCTGTCAGTTTCACGGAGCCAGCACAATGATAAACGACGCGATTATCATACAACAAGTTTACAGTCGCAGTGATTATGCCAATATGCTCAGGCTATCGTCTCCGCGTCACCTGGACTATGCGCTGCGTCACAAGATGGATTACCAATGCTTGATGTCCGATGTGCTGAGAGATCACCCGCATGCCCCGTGGAAAAATGGATTCCCGTCTCCCAATGGCGCATGGACAAAAATCGTGCTAATACGTGATGCGCTTGCAATAGGCTATGAATATGTAATCTGGATAGATGCCGATGCGCTAATTTATGACATGAAAGCCGACCTGCGCGATGCCTACAAGGAATTTGAGCATATCGGCGCGTGCCAACATCCAGGCCCGCCGGTTCATCTCAACGTCGGAGTTGCATTCTATCGCAATACAGAACCGACCAAGACCTTTATCAATACGTGGTTTGGGTCCTACGGGCGCACTGACTTAGGCCAATGGCTTGAGCAAGGCGTGTTCAATCGCCTGATGCAAGAGACGGGAACTGTGAAGCGAATCAGCGACAAGTGGAACGCAACGGAAATGGCGGGGACAAATGTGCCGGACGCGATTATCAAGGGCTATCACGGACCCGGCAATTATACGCCCTTGATGCGCTTCCAGGCAATGCAGGCGGATTTAGCTAAGGTGGTTTGAAATGAATAGCATGGACGAAGGCGGAAAATTCAGACCGGGCTTGATTGTGGCGAGTTTGGCAGTAATTATCCCGATTTGTCTGTGCGTTGCTGTGGTCCTTGTTCTCGCCACAAGGTAGGGGGTAACAATGGCAGACTTAGTAGATAGGATTTCGGGCGCGTCGGTAACACAAACACCATCACGCCCCAAGATCAACCTGCACCGCTTTATCGGGGCGCAGCGGTTGTATGCCTTTGGGGAATGGACACGGGCTGAGATAGCAACGGAGTTTGATCTGCAAGGCAGCGAGGCCACGCAGGGGGTGCAATTGGCAGATAAAATTGACGCGCAGAGCAACGCGCAGACTAAGGCGCTCTACATCCTGCGCGTCGAGAGCGTGATGATGTGCCTGGAGGATGGTAATGATAGATTATACCACGACGCATCCGGCGTGGTGAACAAGGCGAAGGTCTACGAGGACATCCAGATAACGGGATAACCGATGACTTATCTCAGCAAGGTTGGCAGCTTTAATATAAACACCGCCAAGACGGCGGGGCAGACCCAGGCAATCACGGATGTAGGGTTCCAGCCGAAGATCGTGCTATTCTGGTGGTCGGGCAGTACCGCGACAGGCGATAGTGTGGCGGGGGGCAACTACAGCATGGGTTTTGGCGCGGCTATAGACAGTACGCATAGATTCGCGGCCAATACATGGAGCGTTGATGCTCACGCGGCCTCAGAGTGCTACTCCGTGCAGCGCACCTCAGTCTGTATATTTACGTTCCTGGATTATGATTACGATGGATACATGGATTTTCAATCTATGGATGCCGATGGCTTCACGCTTGTTGTAGATCGGCAATTCACCAACGCCGGGCGCGTCTCATATTTGGCGCTGGGTGGCACAGACCTGACCAATGTCTATATCGGCACAAAGGCGATGGCGACGTCTACAGGCAACTATAACATAACAGGCGTTGGTTTTCAGCCGGACGTACTGATTACATGCGGAGTGTATGTAGACGGAGCTAATTCCGATGCCGACATCGGTGCGCTTATGCTCGGAATGGCAGTGGGAGCCAGCAATCAGGGAGTGATCTCAAGCTGGGAGTTATCCTCTCAGGCAACGACGGACACGACTGCATACGGCTACAATGGCGAGGTTGTGGCCTATCCTGGATCGTCTGCCATAGATTACTGTGACTCGTTTGTGAGTTTCGGCGCGGATGGCTTCACGCTCAATCACTTGGAAGGCGATGCCGCTTGGGTTTATAACTTTATCTGCATCAAGGGTGGGCAGTATAAAGTCCACGAACTCACAACGCGCACTGACGGCAGCGACATTGCAGAGGCGGATGTAGGTTTTCAGCCGGTGGCGTTGTTGTTCGCCAGCGCGAACAGAGCCGTATCTACGCAGGGCGTACCGACAGCACATAAACGATTGAGTATTGGCGCGGCCACAGCTACCGACAACAGGGCGGTACAGGCCATCAGTGATGAGGACAATCTAGCAGATACCGAGACGGCCTACGCCAATTACGATAGTGCCGTGTATGCTAATATCCTCGATGACGCGATTGTCGGCCTGATGGATTTGAAATCTGTCGAATCCACGGGATTTACTTGCGTCATGGACGACACCGACCCGTCCGCGTGCTGGGTCACATATCTGGCGATTGGCGCGGCAGCCGCGGGAGGGACAACGCATCAGGGTTCAGCCGCCCTTATTGGAACTAGCGCATTAACAACCTTTGGATTCAAAACGGCAAGGGCAAGTACCGCTATGTCAGGCGTCGGTAGTTTTGCATCCAATGCGCAGAAGACCGCTATGGGCCTTGCGGCATTATCCGGTATTGGAACATTTGCGAGCAATGCGCAGAAGACCGCTATGGGCCTTGCGGCATTATCTGGCATGGGAACATTCACGGGCAATGCGCAAAAGACCGCGTTGGGCATGGCGTCATTGGCGGGCGCGGGACAACTTGCAAGCAATGCGCAAATGACGGCGCTTGCCTTATCTGTTCTGAATGGCATTGGCACACTTGCGGCAGATTCACAAAAGACGGCAATGGCTTCGGCGTCTTTTTCTGGAATTGGTTCTCTATCTGTCGCGGGCCAGTTAGTTGCTAATGCACTTATAGAATTAATTGGAACAGGAACACTAACAGCGGGCGCATACAGAACCATCCTTGCAATGACGGAATTGCTAGGCGCTGGCTCTCTATTGTCCGATGCGCAAAAGACGGCATTGGCCGGAGCGATTCTTGCGGGTCTTGGTACATTCATCGCAGATGGTTCGATAAGTGGAATACAAGAAGGCGAGGCGATTCTCGCGGCCATAGGATCATTATCGGCAGATGCGCAACTCGTGGCACTTGCGCAGACAACGCTTTCCGGTTTAGGAACATTATCAGCGGATGCACTAAAGACGGCGCTCGCGGAATCTATTTTAGCGGGTATTGGTACGCTCATTGCGGACGGTTCGCTGAGTGGAATGGTAGAAGGCGAGGCGATTCTTGCCGCCATTGGCGCATTGTCTGCATCGGCTCAATTGTCGGCGTCTGGCGCAGCATTGCTAGAAGGAACGGGAACATTATCATCGCTGGCTTATTTGACTCTAGTTGCCCTCGCTGAATTATTGGGCAAGGGAACACTCGCCGCCGATGGAACGGTATCGTCGTCATCCGTTTTCTATGATAGCGGAACTCGCAATATTTTGAAAGCCTTAGCACGTGGTGTTCGATATTCCACAGAACGCGCAACACTCGAACCGGACGCGCGCCAATCACATCGCGCGGACGGATAAGGAGATGAGAAAATGTCTTGTATGTCTGATTACCTAGAGGCAGCGGCACTCAATTATATCTATCGTGGAGTGGCCTGGACTCCGGCAGGGACGTTGTATGTCATGCTGGGGACATCGGTCTGGGATGATACGGGCGGAACCGTGCCAGAAGTGAACGGCGGCGGCTATGTACGCGCTGGCATTGTCAAGGCCACTGGCGGCTGGAGTGCCCCAGGCGTGGCCGGCACAATCAGCAACGGCACTGCGCTGAACTTTGGCACGGCTACGGCGGCGTGGGGAACTGTCACGCACATGGCTCTGATTGACCAGTCTACCGGAACCGGCAACGTCTATATGCAAGGCACGCTGACCGCAAGCAAAGTTGTCGGGAGCGGTGACATTTTCCAGATGGCCGTTGGCGCAGTCCAGGTCACCTTCGCATAAAAGGAGGTAGCACATGGCTACCTATCTATCTGCGGGAACTCAAAGCCTGACGGAAGTCAGAGGGCATCACTTTGATTTCACTGATGATTTGCCATCGGGTGTTACCGTATCCAGCGGGGCGGCAACGCATACCCCGCCGAGCGGAACGGCGGCAACAACAACGGTGGCGGTGTCTTCGCCCAAAATCGTTGTCACGCTGGGGCCATTATCCGTTTCTGGCGTTCATATCCTCAGTCTGGTTGCCACTCTCAGTAATAGCGAGAAAAGCGAGATTGAGGCCAACATTACTGTACCTGCCGCCGTGTCTGCAATTGCATCGCGTGACGGGCTGACAGACTTGCGCGATGAACTGCGCGCCTTGACCGAAACAACCGAGAATGATTGGACGATTGGGCGGGCGCACTTTTGGGATGACTTGCAACTCGACAAAGTTCTTGATCGTCACAGCATTTCAGTTGAGCATGAATTGCTTGTGTCGGAACAGCATTACGACACCACGGCGGGCAGCGTCAGTACACATGATTACTACAGCGAGCAGGGCAACTTTGAGACGATTGCCAGCGGCACGTCTTACTTTCAGGTGCAAGATGCAACCGGCTCAGTACATGGAACGAGCGAATGGGATGCCGATTATGCCATAGGGCAAATCTCATTCACCGCCGACACGATAGGCAGTTCCATGTATCTCACCGGCTATGCCTATGACCTGAACGCATCGGCGGCGGACATCTGGCAACGCAAGGCGAGCCATTACGCAACGGCATTCGATTTCAGCACCGACAACCACAACTTGCGGCGCTCGCAAATCTATGACCATTGCCTTCGAATGGCGGAATATTACGGTGCGCTCGCCGGAAATACCAATGTGGGCGCGGGCGGAATGTCCAGCATTACGGTAACGCGATCTGATTGCGCAGTAGTCGAGGATGAATAATGCCAGGGCTAACCAGTTCTGAACTTGTGGCAATGCGCCATGATATTGAGGAATTGTTGCCTGACACCTGCAGCCTGCTGACTGTGACGGAGACGGCGGACGGGCAAGGCGGTGTTACGCTGATCTGGGGGACGACCTATGCCGCTGTGAAATGTCGGCTGGATTACGTCAGCGGCATGGAACGGACGCAAGCGGGCGCGCTAAATCCTTTCACGGGTTGGGTATTGACGGTGCCGCAGTCACAGACAATCACATCGGCCTATCGCGTCGAGCATAGCAGTAGCACCTATACCGTGCAATCCGTCAGCGAGGGCGGCTCGTGGCTGGCGTGCAAGCGTGCATGGTTGCAAAGGCTGATGTGATGACATCAAAACTGGATACCAAAGAACTTGATAAATTGATTAGCGGCATTGAAAATGACGCGGCAAATGTTGTGGCGAGAACCGCCATGCAAGTAACCGCCCTCGCAAAAATACATGCGTTGCGCGACTCGAATCGCTTGCCAAAAAATACAAGGGCAAAGATAACGGGATTTTTGAGGGCTGGCATAGGGCCAGAAATGATAAACCGTTTTCTGTGGCACGTCAATTCGGATGCAGAGTATAGCGTATTTCACGAGCCAGTAGAGGGATTGACGGAATACAGGGTATACGAATTGGGGGGGCATAGAATCCCGGCGCGCCCATTTTTATCGCCTTCTGTTGAGAAAGTACGTGCGCAATTCAATCAGATGATAGCGGAGATTTTCAAATGACAGAAACCAGTATGCAATATTACAACTTTGAGAGAACTAGCGCGTGTCATGGTAAAGACAATCCTGGTGGACACGGATGGTATATTGAGTACGTTGGTGGGAGGGGGGATAGTTGTGTGGATATAATACTGCCAGATAATGTAGCGATTGAGTTTGCAAGGGCAATATTGAAACACGCTCAACCGTTATTTGCTTGTCCCTCATGTGGTAGTAAACAAGTGGAATGCTCATCTTGTGCGAATCAATGGACGCTTCCCAATATGGATAAGCCATGAGCGCCTTCAATGTCTTGAACGCTACGATCTATAGTGCGCTATCAGGCGGCACCGCGCTGACCGCGCTCTTGCATGGCACGACCTCGGTGTACTACATGCAAGCACCTGACGCAGCCAGTCTTGACTATGTGGTGTGGAACTGGCAGGCGGGGCCAACAGATGACAACGAAACGAGCAGGCGCGCCGTTGGCGGACTTGCATTTGTGCGCGCCTATTCTGCGACGAGCGCGGCGCGGGCAGGCAGCATAGATGCTCAGATTGACGCACTCTTGCATGGCGCTGAGTTGACCGTCAGTGGGTGGAATAACTTCTGGACGGCGCGCGAAGAATCCTTGTCGAATGTCGAGACAGACGATGCGGGCAGGCAAATCTACATGGCGGGCGCGACCTATCGCGTGCGGCTGGGTAAGAACTGATGGCCGAATATATGGGAACCGCATGTACCCTGCAATGGGATAGCGAGGCAGGCAGCGTTGAACTTTATAACGAGTTGCGCAAGACGACCATCACGCAGACACAAGACTATGTGACATGGTTTGTCGGGGGCGAGTCAACACAAAAAAAAGCCAAGACGCTGCAAGGACTCGCAATAACCGCCGCGATTCTCATGCAGACGGGCGGTGCATCAACTGTCACGGCACTTGGCATCGGCACGATGGGGACGCTGACCGTTCTCATTGCGGGAACGGCGGGGACGGCAGACCAGACCACTATCGTTATGCCCGCAATGGTGACGGGCGCTACGCAAAGCATTCCCTATAACGGGGTATGCGAGCTTTCGGCGGCGTGGGAAAGCAAGGGCGACTGGATAGAGTATATTGGTATGGGAATCTATGCTCCTGTAGATGCATGGTATGTCACGCTTGCGACAGATGCGACACTGACCAATGAGCGCGTGCTGGTCGCTGGATCTGGTCTTGCCATGTCTGACGGCGGCGCGGGCGGCAATGTTACCCTGACGCTGGGTAATACCGCCGTATCACCCAACACTTACGGAAATGCAACGAACGTCGGCCAATTCACGGTAGACCAGCAGGGACGTATCACGGCGGCCTCAAATGTCGCTATCACGTTCTCTTCTCAGTCATGGGGAACAGAACCCGGCACGGTTTCAAGCAATACATCCGGCACGGCAGGCACGGCTACGGTGGCGAGTCGTGGCGATCACAACCATGACCTTGCCAATACAGCCGTGACGATTGGAAGCTATGGCGGCTCTGCCTATATCCCAACATTCACGGTTGACCAGCAGGGGCGATTGACGGCGGCGGGCAGTGTTGCCGTTGCGGGAACCGTATCATTTGGAGGCGAACCCGGCACGGTTTC